AAGACTTGATCCTTTTCGGCGCTCGCCCACTTTTACACGCCATCGAGGAACGGTTGTCTATGGACGATGTTCTCCCAAGGGGACGCCATTGCCAGTTTGATCTCGATGAATACGTCGGTCTCTACGCGCCCGATATGGCAGAGCCAGTCATGCAAGAGCCAGCAGTCAACCCACTTTCCGACACGAATAACCTGGAGTAATCATGATCCATTTTCACGCCGATCTAGATCTCATCATCGCCGAGACAGGCGACGAGAACCGCCCAGCGCGCATCGCCGGTATCGCCGTCCCCTGGGATGTTGTTGCAACTGTCTCAGGAGGTCAGCGCGTCAAGTTTCTACGAGGCGCGTTTGACCTAACTCAGAAACCAGCAAAACTTCTCGAGAACCACGACATGAGTCAATTACGCGGAGTCGTTAACGCTCTCGCCGATAGCGACGCTGGCCTCGAGTTTGAAGCAACGCTGGCGGATACTCGTGCATCTAAGGACGCGGTCGCATTGCTTAAGGCTGGCGCGTATGACTCAGTATCAGTCGGCGCTAACCCTGTCTCATTTAAGTTTGATAAATCGGGCGTGATGGTTGTGTCTAAGGCGCAGCTAATCGAGCTCAGTTTGGTCGCCGTCCCCGCTTATGCGGAGGCGTTGATCACCGAAATCGCAGCCTCGGCCGATCCTGAGGATGTTGAAGAAAATACCCAACCCATAGACACCCCTCAGGAGGACAACGTGTCAGAAGAAATCAAGGCCGAGTCAGCAGAGTCGGCAACAACCCCAACAAACCCAATCATCTACGCACAAGCCAAAAAAGAGTTCAAACTTCCTTCGGCTGGCGAATGGATCTCCGCCCAGATGCAAGGTGGCGCTGTAGCTGCCGAGTTCAACGCTCGAGTCCGCGCTGCAGCTCCAGACGTGACGACCGCAGATCTTGACGGCATCCTTCCATTGCCTATCATCTCCCCGATCTATTCTGGGATCCAAGGGCTTCGTCCGGTAGTCGATGCAATCGGCGCTCGCCAAATGCCACAAGGTGGCAAAGTGTTCATCGTTCCAAAAATCACGACACACACTTCAATCGGTGGCCCACAAACACAAAACACCACCATCACCGCTGGACAGTTTGTTGTTGATGACATCCAAATCACAAAAGACATCTACGGCGGATACGTTGAAGTTTCCGAAGCCTCAATCGACTGGACTTCGCCAGAAGTTCTCCAAGGTCTCCTCGAGGACATGGGCAAAAAATACGCCCTCGCAACCGACAACGCAGCAGCCGACGCGCTTCTCGCTGGCACATCACAGACCACAGGCAACGTCGCAACGACAGACCCGACCGACTGGATCGCCAAGGTTTACGCTTGTGCAAACACCATCCTCGCTAACGGCAACTACCTCCCAGACCATCTGTTCGTGTCTGGCGACGTATTCGCACAGCTTGGACAGTTGAGTGGCACGGATGACCGTCCGTTGTTCCCACAGGTCGGCCCGATGAACGCTTTCGGCACAATGAACCCAGGTTCACGCGAAGCATTCGTCTTCGGTTTGCGTCTCGTAGTTGACACGAACTTCGCAGCAAAGACCACCATCGTCGGCGCTGCAGCTACCGGTGCTTTCCGTTGCTACGAGCAGCAGAAGGGCGCTATCAGCCTTGACAATCCTTCAACCTTGTCTCGCACGATCGCCTTCCGTGGCTACTTCGCCCCGAAGATGATCGACGCTGGCCAGTTCATGAAGATCCCACAGGCCTAAACCTTAAGCACCGCCCGAGAAAGTTTGCATCATGGCAGTATTCGCAGTCACTCACCACCAGCGACTAGACGACTATGCCGTGGTGCAGACCCTCGAGGACACAGACATCGGCATCGGTCAGAGCATCATTCTTGCTGGCCTAGGTCACAGTTTGAACGGCACTCATACCGTCTATGCCGTCAACCCTTATTATTTTGAAGGCGTTGATGAAGAAGGCGACCTGCTTTTCAACTACGACATCTACATTGGCAACCAAGTCATCTTCTATGACGCTGGCGACGATCTAGAACGTAGTGCAGCTATCCCGACGGGGACGCTTACCTGGACTCAGACCTGCACATGGATCGCTAGTTCGGACGTGCTCAGTTGGCTCGGAATAGCCGTCAGTACGGCCAATGACACTTTATTCGTTGGCGCGTGCACGGACGCAGCTAACGCGTTCGCGTTTCGGCGACGGAAGGAAGCAGGTTATTTTGACTCGCTCACTACTGTCCCAGGCGCGGACGTCAAATTGGGTACGACAATGCTGGCGGGTTCGTTATTTAGAGAACGTGGGAGCGTGGACTCCTTCGCCAGTTTTGAAGCAATGAACATCCCAGGCACAGTCGGCTCGATGGGACAGATCAACCGTCTCCTGGGCGTTAATCGGAGCCAAGTCGCATGAGTGCTAGTGGCATCTTCGCAAGCGCCCAGAGCACCCTTGTAGCCTCGCTCACGGGACTCGGGCTGGCAGTCGTCACAGACTCACGCAACGCTCGCCCGATGACAGTCTTTGTCGAGCCTCCGACGTTCACCTGCTTTAACAGCAACATCGCCGAAATCACTTTCGGACTTAGGATCCTCGCAGCTCCCCCAGGCAACAGCGACGCCGAGGACTACCTCATCACCACAGCCGACACAATCATGAACAGCGCGATCTCCCTCATCTCGGGCGCTCCATCTGTCACGACTATCGGATCACAAGACATCCCGTCATACGACCTCACCGTTCGTGTGGCAACTTCAAGAAACCCATAACAGGAGAAAAATATGGCTACTACAACATTCCTCGGAAACGCAACTATCAACATCACCCCCACAGGTGGAACCGCCTACGACGTAACCGATAACTGCCGGTCATGTTCCGTGTCGGTCGGATACGAGTACCTCGAGAGCACCGCGTTCGGCGATACAGGCCGACGTGCAGTCCAAGGATTACAGACTGTCTCCGTGGAGATGGAATTGTTTCTCTCCTACGGCGTCGGCGAAGTTGAGACACTCATGGCAGCAATTCAGACTGCTGGCAGTTGCTCAATGGTCATCTCGCCATCAGGCACGTCAGAGTCGGCCAGTAACCCAGAGTTCGTGCTCACCAATTTAACGACCGACGCCAACATGGGCATCGTCTCAACTGTCGGAGAATTAGCGGTCGCCTCGCTGTCGTTTACTAACGGCACATGGGTACGAGACATCACCCCCTGATCCATAAACAAACCTTTACCGTGCAAAGGAAACCATGAAACTATCCATAAGAGTTAACACCGGCGGAGACGACTACATCGTTGAAACCAACCTCTACCACATCATTCAACTAGAGCGAAAATACAAAGTCAAAGCGTCCGATCTAGCAAACGGGATCTCAATAGAGCAACTCGGGTTCCTAGCTCACGAAGCAGCCAAGACTGGAAACTTTGCTCCACCATTGCAACTGGACGACTTCCTCAAAAAACTTGTCACTCTGGATGTGTTGGAGAATGAAGCAGCAAACCCCACCGAAGGGGATCAGTAGCAAGAACGCTCGCCGAGTTACTTGTCGAGACTGGCTACTGGCCCCCAGACATAGACTTCACCTTGCAGGATCTCATGACTTGCGTAGATGTAATCAACACTCAGAGAAAGAGCAAATAATGACAGCAACAGCGCGAACCGAATTCGTCGGCGGTGCAGCTGCTATCAAAGCTCTCAAAAGCATCGATCCCGAATACCGCAAACAGTTCAACCGTGACGCCAAAAATATCGTCGCTCCACTACTCGCCGAGGCTAAAGGCGCATATCCTTCGATGCCACTATCGGGCATGAAGTACAAGTGGACAGATAAACGCGGTCGGACTCTTCTACCTTGGACGGTGAACAAAGTTCGCGCTGGCGTCAAGTTCAAAACTTCTACGCGCCGAAACAAGTCCGCTGTGCTTTATGTGACCCAAAGCGACCCAGCAGGCGCAATCTTTGAGGTCGCTGGCCTAGCAAACCCAGGCACAAACTTCAACAACAATCTCAGGAGCAACAACTCTCGAGTCTTGTGGCCTACGGCAGAAAAACATCTCCCAGACGTCGAGCAAGGTCTGTCGGATCTTGTGCGCGACGTAATGAAGAAAGTTAACGAGGAGACGCGCTAATGGCTATCAACATCCCAATCATTACCGAATATGTCGGCGCTGGCGTAGATAAAGCGATCCGCGAATTTAAGCAGTTAGAAACGGCGGGCGAGAAAGCCCAATTTGCTATCAAAAAAGCAGCCGTCCCAGCAGCAGCAGCTTTAGTCGCTGTCGGCGCTGCAGCCTTCGATGCAGTCAAAGGCGCAATGGAAGACGCAGCAGCTCAAGAACAACTCGCTCGCAATATCCGTGGCGTAACCAATGCCTCAGACTCGGCAATCAAAAAAAATGAGGACTTTATTTCCTCGCTGTCAATGGCGACCGCAACCGCCGACGACGAATTACGCCCAGCATTAGCAAAACTTGTCACCGGCACAGAAAACCTTGAAGAAGCACAGCAAGGACTCAAACTTGCTCAGGACATCGCTGCAGGCACAGGAAAAGACCTTGCCACAGTTTCCGACGCGCTCGCTAAGGCTTACGCAGGCAACGACAAAGGACTCAAAGCCTTAGATCCGCGGATGAAGACACTTCTTAAAGACGGTCTAGATGTCGAGGGCGCGATGAGCGTACTGGCGGACACTTTTGGAGGTGACGCTGCTGCAGCTGCAGACACCGCGGAAGGACGTTTCAAAAGACTGTCTATCGGCCTTGCCGAAACCAAGGAGTCAATCGGTGCAGCATTACTCCCAGCGATCCAAGCCGTCCTCCCATTCATCGAGCGTCTAGGAACCTGGGCTCAAGAAAACACCACGACATTTCTTGTCGTCGGCGGAGCCATCGCAGGCATCGCCACAGCCATCATCGCGGTGAACTTTGCGATGAAAGCCTGGACAGCAGCTACTACCGCTTTCACAGCCGTCCAAGCAGCCTTCAACGCTGTCATGGCACTTAACCCGATCTTCTTGCTAGTAGTTGCGATAGTCGCTGTCGGCGCGGCCCTAGTCATTCTTCAGGCCAAGTTCAACATTTTTGGCAAAGCATTTCAAGCAGTCGGCGATATTGCCAGCACAGTATTCAACGGCATCAAAGCAGGCTTCGCTGGCGTTGTCACAGCTGTAAGCGGATACGTCAATGGTCTAGTCGCTGTCTACAAAGGCTTATTCAACGGCATCGCGTCAGTCTGGAACAACACAGTCGGCAAACTCTCCTTCAAGATCCCAGGCTGGGTTCCAGTCATCGGAGGAGCAGGCTTTGACGTTCCCGATATCCCGATGCTTGCTAATGGTGGCATCGTCAACTCGCCAACGCTGGCGATGATCGGCGAAAAAGGCCCAGAAGCCGTCGTCCCACTAACAGGAAACAATGCGCCAAACATGGGCAACAACATTACTATCAACGTCAACGGCGGAGACCCCAATGCAATCGTGGACGCTTTGCGGAGATACAACCGCAGCAACGGCCCTTTACCAGTAAGAGTTGCTTAATGGCTATCCCTTTCGTCTGGAAAGTTGACTTTAAGTCTGGCGCGTCATGGGTAACACTCCCATCAGTAATGGCGATAAACATTTTTAAGGGACGCCGACTACAAATAGACGACTATTCCATTGACACCATGACAGTCGAGTCGGAGTTTCCTTCGTCGTGGACAACAATTCCAAAACTCGGCGACCCGATCATTGGGTACATCAACAAGCCTGGCGTCGTTGTCGGGACGGATGACTTTGACTGCTTTATTGGTCGGATCCGAGACGTAAAAGTTAACTATGGCTTTGTTACTAACGAGGATCGCGTCACTATTGAATGTGAAGGCATCCAAGCAGACTGGGGACGCGCACAGCTCACAAACTACGCGCTAGCCCAAAACATCACGGATACACAGGTGCTCAACGTCGGCGCAACCGTCGGACTCTCTACTGTACAAAACTTCGGACGCTCAACTGGCTCCGCGCAAACGTACACAGGAAACGCTTTCGAGTTAGTTAACACAATCACGCGCACAGAGGAGGCGCGGATGTGGGCCGACAACTACACCCACCGAGGAGACTTCTATCTTTGGTGGTTCGGTCGCAACGCGCCACTCGCCACGACCTACGTTTTTAACGACGGCACAGGGACGGCGTACGACCTGCAAATGAAGTATGAGCAGATCGAGTTCAGGTCATCAGCAGACAACTATTACAACTCCGTCACCATCACCCCAGCAGGTCTCGCAGCTCAGACCGCCACACTTGCGACGACACCGCTGTACGGCTGGCAAAAAGACACCATCGACTACACCACGAGCCAAGCATTAAGCCATGCCCAATGGGTGCTTAACAACTTCCAAGACACCGACTCGACTCTTGCAGCGATTACCTTCACCGACGTCCAGCAAGTTCCCCGACCTGGGGGACTTTTTAACACAGCTGTCATCGAGTTATGCAAAGCGCCGATTAACACAAACGGGAGAATCAGTTTCAGGTCTGGGACGTTTAACACAATTTTTGAGGGCATCAACATCAGCGCGACCCCTCAGCAAACTCGCGTCACGTTGTATATGTCGGCGCAAGACAATAACGCGTATCTAATTCTAGATAATGCTATTTACGGCAAACTTAACGAGAATAGACTGGGCTTCTAATGGCTATAAAAACTTTTACTACTGGCGAAGTGTTGACCGCTTCAGACACAAACACTTACCTAGCAAACAGCGGGCTTGTGTTTATTAAACAGCAAACTATCGGGAACGCAGTTTCAAGCGTGACAGTTACTAGCGCGTTTTCGGGCGACTACGACAATTACAGAATTATAATCAGCGGAACTGTTGTGTCAGGCGCTACAAACTCTATCTACATGACGATTAACGGTTCAACTGGCGCAACATACGCAGCCAACGGTATTTACATGGCCCCCAATTTAGGAACAATCGGCGCACTATCTCAAGCCCCAGCCGTGACAGGCTTTTGGCTCGGCATCTCTGGCGCAACATTTTCGGCGACTTACGACGTCATGAACCCATTTTTAGCAAAAGCAACAAACGTAAACGGACAATCTTCAAGCTCTGGCGGTACTACCTACAACAACACTTTCATGGGCGGAGATAGCAACGCAGCCTCCAGCACAGGTTTTACCATTGTTCAACAAACCACAAACTTAACTGGCGGAATAATCACGGTGTACGGCTATCGC